TACCAGATTTGTGAAAAAGTTTTTGCAATCACAAATCAACAAAGTGGCATAGTTTGGGATTCAATTAAAAATAATTTGCCACAGGAAAGAACACATACTTCACTTTCAGTTGGTGATGAAGTTGTGATTCAAAAGGGAAGAAACGAAGAATGGGTTTACAGTTGCGAAGATTTAGGATTTGTTCTTAAATCTTCAGATTGGAGTTTGGTATGAATATAGTTTTATCTCCAGCCGAAACTTGGTTGATGCTTGGTTGGTTTTTTCTGACCTTGTGGGTGGTTGTAAATAAGTGGGGCTAGTCAATTAAATCGTCCCCCCGAAGTGTTCTGGCGAGCGCATCGGGGGAGACCCAAACGGAAGGGTGTTCTGGATGAGAAAAGATGAAGCACTTATGTTTGACACTGATTCTTTATTGACTTTAGGAATCATGGCTAGTACATATAAAAACATTTTAAGCACTCCAGAAGAAGTAAAAGTGATAGAAAAAATAAAAGAAAAAATAAGAACCGAAATAGTGTTAAGAGTAAGGGAAGAAAACAGAATACATGAAGAACTTGAGTTAATCGCTCAAGACTACAAAAACTAAGGGAGAAAACATGTCAGACCAAAGCCAAAGAGTAATGGATGTTTTTGAACCAAAAATTTGCCCAATTTGTCTAGAAGAAGCCGATGATTATGTTTGGTGCAATCTTGAAGAAGCAGACCTTTGCCAAGGATGCTACGAATCAGATTTGGAGAACGCATCAACCCTTTACCGAGTTCGTTCTGGTGAAGCAGAATGGGTTCGTTACGGTTCACACACTGGTTACACTCAAGACGGCGATGAACCAAGTGAATGGTTTACGAACATTGTAAAAAATAATGGTTCACCAAGAAATTGGATTAAAACCGATGCTTGGCGTGGTCATTACGATTCATCCAAGAATCTGGATTTAGTTTCAATCGCATCTGGTTGGACAACAGGATGGGCTGATGAAACTACTAGCAGAAAAGTTGATTTTAACGAATTTGCTGACCAACTAATGAAAGGCGATATTGAATGCCCGTCCACTATCTTCCTTCTAGTTGAACCAACATCGAATGTGTTTTCTTCAGCAGTTGATGTTTTGGTCAGGGAAGCAGATAAGGACAAGGTGACAGGTTGGTTAGAGGAAGCAGGATACTCTGTTTCTACCCTGCAAAACGCCCTGAATTAAAAAGCAAATAATACACCTAATAATCTGGGGTTGGATGATAAACTATATACAACCCCAGTGAAAACTGGTAGGTAAGGAGAAATTATGAAACTCTCGTCATTACCAAGTACCGATGCTAACAGTGCATTGAAATATGCAACTAAAGCATTGAAATCAAAAGAACCACGCTTATCAGAAGAAGAAGCAGTTGAATTGGCTCACACAATTCTTACTGCATCAGCACCTTTCATTTGTGCTGGAGCAATCCAAAAGATTGCAGAATCTGAAAAGGACTACAAAGTAAGTAGTCATTTAGCAGACCGTGCCATGGTGCAACGTGACTTTGCTAATTCGTATCAAATAACTGAGGCAATCTGAAACCAAAACCAGTCGCCCTAATTTTGGCGTACTGTGTGGTTGCTTTAGTTTCGGCTAACGCCTTTGGTGTTAAACCGTCCCTAAAAAACACACCTACACCAAACTATTTTGCTGCACCTTTTGAAGTTAAACCTTTAGATTTTTTGCCTATCCCCGAAACACGTCCTTTATATCCTTTTAATAGGAAAACTTCTGGTAGCCGTAATTACGCTAGACTCCAAATGGTCAAATTTAACTGGGGTGAACCAGAGTTCGCTTGCTTGGATAAATTGTGGATTCGTGAGAGCAATTGGAATCATTTGGCAGATAACCCAAACAGTTCGGCTTATGGCATCCCACAGGCTCTTCCTGGGTCTAAAATGGCTAGTGAGGGTGAAGACTGGGAAACTAACTATCGGACTCAAATCCGATGGGGATTAAAATATATAAACTTGCGCCATTCAGACCCATGCAAGGCTTGGCAACACTTTACAAAGAATAACTGGTACTAGAGAGGCGTAAATATGAATCATCGCGTTAACTTTCGCGAACTTCAACGCCTACTAAGAATAATTAACACAGACTTATCTGTTTTGCCCAAAGACGAATTAGAAGAATTAAAATCAATTGTCAATAATGCTCATGTCAAAATATTGTTTGAACACACATTCCGAGAATCCTCAAAATCACAACCTGAAGAAGTATTGTTGCCCGTATGAGTCAATCAAAAGATGAACAAAAAAAGGCTTCACCTAAACCTTTAGAAGATGCTATTGCAGAATTAGGTCGCGCTGCTTTTGAACAACCAGCAATATGCACTGGATGGGTTTTGGTTTCTGAATGGTTTGGTGGTAATGATGAGTATTGGATTGTAACTTTGCATGATGATTCGACCCCACCTTGGAGACATTCAGGGATGCTGGATTATGCAGTTAATCATGTAGCGCAAGAGATGGACGAATATTTAGGTGATGACGAAGAAGATGAAGATGAAGATGATGAAGACGATGATTGATAATCAACAAGTTATCAACATTTTAGATGAGGAACGTCAAAAAAAATTTGATTCTTTGATGAATGAAAGATATAACTATGACAAGTTACGTTTAGAAAGAACGAAAGCGAAACACCAATGATTAGGCAGTTCAAATCAACCCCAGTTAAACTAAAATTGTTAAGATGGCGAGACCGAAAAAACCGAAACCGAAGTACGATAATCGTACATTCCTTTCGCTTGCCCCATGCAGGAATGCAGACCCAAAACTTTTTGATGCTATCACTATACAAACGGCGCAACTCGCACTAGATTATTGTCGTAGTTGTTCTTTATGGGATGACTGCTCTGCTTATGTAAAACCTTCAACAAGTTATTTTGATGGTGTCGCAGCAGGTGCTGTTTGGGAAGATGGCAAACGTATTGCACAACTTTACAAACGCTACGCTAATAAAAAAATTTAGAGACAGGATTTGTGTGTGTCAATTGAAATACCTTTTTTCGATAACCCTTTGTGTGCAGAAGTTGACCCAGAACTTTTTTTCCCAATGGAAATTAAAGGTGTTTCCACTTTAATAAATGTTCGTAACGCAAAGAAAATTTGTGGTTCTTGTGAGCATCGAATTGATTGCCTTGAGTTCGCTTTGGTCACTACTGTGCAAGGTATTTGGGGTGGTGTCACGGAAAGGGAAAGACATGGGTTGAGGCGAGCGCGTGGCATATCACATGTGTCAGCCCCTGCTAGTAAGTTTATCTTTATCTCAAAGAAACGAAAGGAAATCGGATGAGTAACGCAATAACAATAGTAGGAAATCTTGCAAGCGACCCAGAGTTCGCTATGACCACAAATGGTAAAGCAAGATGTAGTTTCAAAGTGCTTACTTCTAAGTCTCGAAAGAATGAGGCTGGTCAGTGGGAAAACATTGACACTACTGGTTGGACTTGTACGGCTTGGGAGCAAACAGCAGAAAACATTAACACTTCTTTGAAAAAGGGAGACCCAGTTATTGTTATCGGTAACGCTGCGTATCGTTCTTGGGAAGATAAAGAAGGTAAACCGAATGGTCGTATTGAAGTTCAGGTTCAAGAGGTTGCTTTGTCTTTGAAGCGTTTCTCTGCATCATCAAACAGAATCGCTAGGAGCACACCTTCAGCCCCTAGTGCGACACAGGTTGACCCTTGGGAGACACCTGCGTTTTAACTAAACCCTAGTTTGGTATAGTTGTGTATGGCGATAGGAACAATTTCCCCAATTCTTATCGCCACTACAAAGGGAGATGAAATGGGATTAAGAGAGCCAAAGAATTTAGAAGCAGGAGATAGTATTCCTTGTTTTTGGTGTACTGCACCGATGGATATTGTTGAACGTAATGGGAAACTTTTTGTTGACCATATTTTAGAATGTGCTGTTCCAGATGCTACAGCGATAAAAGAAAACTTAGAAGAAATAAAATCTATAGAAGAGTACAACTGAAAATATAAACTGGGGTTTATCTATACTTAATCCCAGTATAATTTTTTGAATGGACGAAGCAAACAATCTTGTTCAATTTGGTACACTTGATATTGCAGCAGTATCCATGCACGAATTGTTTCAATCTTTACAAAAAGCAGGGTTTGACGAAGCCCAAGCAATTAAACTCGTTCTTGGTCTTGTAAGTAATTAGGAAGGCTTGAGTTGGCTAAAGTAGATTTATCAGAACTTGGTTCAACGGGACTTCGCCGTTCGGGTGGAACAGTTTATGAAGAGTTCCTGCCCACGCTTCGTGGCATGCGTGGTGCGCGTGTTTATCGTGAAATGCAAGACAATGACCCAGTTATCGGTTCAATACTTTACGCAATAGAAAAAGTTATTTGCAGACTTGAATGGCGAATTGACCCATTCATGGACAAAACAGCAGACGGTGACACAACACCAAAAGACACTGAAGTGGCACAATTTTTTCAAGAATGTTTAGAAGACATGTCCGAATCATGGGATGTAACACTTTCTTCTATCCTCTCAATGCTAACTTTTGGTTACGCATACAACGAAATTGTTTACAAAATGCGTGGTGGGGATTCACAAGACCCTAAACGTAAATCAAAATTTAATGACGGAAAAATTGGTTGGAGAAAATTCCCAATCAGAGCACAAGAAACTTTATGGCAGTGGATGTTTGACGAAGATGGTGGCATCCAAGGACTAATGCAATCAGACCCCTCAGCATCAACCCTTGTAAGACCTATCCCTATCGAAAAAGCATTACTGTTCAGATTAAGTAACGCAAAAAATAATCCAGAGGGTCGTTCACTTTTACGAAACGCTTACCGTCCTTGGTTCTACAAACACAGGATTGAAGAAATTGAAGCCATTGGTATTGAACGTGACCTAGCAGGATTACCTATCGCTTATCTTCCACCAGAATATTTATCATCATCAGCAACAGCCGACCAAATACAAGTTCGTAACGCAATTGAACAAATTGTACAAAATGTTAAAAGAAACGAACAAGAAGGAATAGTTTTCCCGTTAATGTACGATGACAACGGAAACAAAATGTTTGACCTATCACTGTTGTCAACAGGTGGAAGCCGTCAGTTCGATACAGATAAAATTATTCAACGATACGACCAAAGAATTGCCATGTCTGTTTTATCAGATTTTATTTTACTTGGACATGAACGAGTTGGTTCTTTTGCTTTAGGTTCACAAAAAATGGATTTGTGGTCAATGGCTGTTGATGCTATTGCCTCATCAATTGCTGAAGTTATCAACCAGCATGCGATTCCAAGACTGATGAAACTTAACGGCATGGACACCACACGCCAACCTTATTTGACTTATGGTGACGTTGCACATATTGATATGACCGAAGTTGCAGACTATGTTTCCAAACTTGC